CCGGTCTCGAGGCGGCCGGTCGGCGCGTGCCGCTCGGCGTCCTGGAACCGCAGTTCACGCGCGATCTCGGGTTTGAGATCGTTGAGCGAGGCCTCGATGGCATCGCAGCGGCCAGCCTCTTCGGCCGTCAGCTTGCGGTTGCCGTCAGCCGCCGCCTTGTCGAGAATGACCCGAGCCTCATTCTTGAGGTCGGTTTCCTGCTGCCGCAGGACGAGGATTCTGGCTGGCATCGTGTTCTCCTTGAAATGCGTAAGGCGCGCGATCGTCAGGCCGCGTGGCGTTCTTTCGCACCACAGCCTCGACGGACGCGCGCCTTCAACGGAAGTCGCTCGAGGAGATTGTCAGGCCGGATTATTGATGTGTAATACGGTTCCCAAAGACGGGGTGATTTTCTCGATAATCACCGACGTATTCGTCGGCCGCTTCACGTAGGGCGCCAGAGATGGTCGTGTGGTTGTCTTTCGCGATCCGTTCAAGATCGCGGCGTTGCGTTTGGGTCACGCGCACGCAAATGATGACGGACGCAGGCTCGTCGAATCGGCGGGGCGTGGGCATAGGCTAGAGCACCCCCATACGTCGGCGGCGAATGTCGGACTCGCCGCTCTCGTCCAGCGCCGCTTGCTGCCAATCGAGTCCTTCGCGCGATTTCGGGTCCACGCCGGCGACCAGGTCGTCGGCCGCCCCTTCCGCCAGCATCCCGCCCACGCGCGCCCGGCCGGTCACCCGCGCCAGCGTCTCGTCCATCGTGGCGATCCGGTCGATGAGCCCGACCGCCTTGGCGTCCTTTGCCGACAGCGCCCGGCCTTCGCCCATGCCGCCCCTGACGGCCGCTGGCGTCACGCCTCGGCCTCGGGCCACGTCCTTGACGAACTGCCCGTAGGCGTCATCCACGCGGGCCTGAATGACGGCCCGTTCCTCGTCGCTCAGCGGCTCGAACGGGTTGCCGCTGGTCTTGTACTTGCCGGCGCTGATGAGCGTGACCTTGATGCCCTCGTTGTCGAGCGCCTTGCTCAAATCTTCGTGCGCCGCGAACACGCCGATGCTGCCCGTCGTGCCGCTCGGGATGCTCACGATCTCGTCACACTGCGAGGCCAGCCAATACGCCGCGCTGGCCGCCAGATCATTGACCTGGGCCACCTGCTTCTTGACGCCCCGCAGCGCGAACATCTGCGCGGCCAACTCTTGAATCCCGGGCACCGTGCCGCCGGGACTGTCGATGTCGTACACGATCGTCTTGATGTCGGGGTCGGCCGCCGCGTGCGCCACCTTCGCCCCGATCTGTTCGGCCGAAGCGCCCCCGCTGGACTCAGCCATCCCGCTCATCCGGTTCGCCAGCACACCCCGGATCGGAATGACCGCGACGGCGCCCTGGCTGGACTGGCGCGGGGTCTCCCCGCCGCTGTCGCCGAGCCGCGCCTTGATCTCGTCGGCGGTGAACTCATGCCCGGCGGCCCGGAATGCCAGCACCGACAGCAGCTCGTGCCACTTCTCGGGCGCAATGGACCAGAGCGTCTGCCGAACGTGGGCGAGAACGTGTGCGTATTTCATGCCGTATCTTTCTCTGGAAAGTAGACGGTGCATTCTGGGCTGTCCAGAAACGGGAATCCCGATGCGTGCATCCGTAGTGGTTCCGAAAACTGGAAGGGTTGGTCGTGTTCCACAACGATCGAGACTAGGTATGACGTCGGGTCCACAAACGCGGAGTGCGCCGTCGTGCCGGCGGGGAGTCCATTTCGAGAAACAGTAAACGCGCGAGGTCGATCCCCGGTAGTCACAGACAGGACCAAGCTAGCCAGAACCTCTGGTGTCACCTGGAGAATCGCTCGATACTTCATCCCGTCACCTCTTCGAGCGCCAAGCCGGCCAGCCCGGCGGCATAGTTGTCATCCTTCCAGAGCGCCAACGCGGCCAGCCAGTCCTGGTTGCAGACCTGGTGCACCTGGCCCGCGCAGTAGCGATCGGCCGCGTCCGGTGCGAGCTGCAGTGTCTGCGCCACCAGCCCAGAGTGCTTCGCGTAGAACTCCGTCACCGCCGTGACGAAGGCATCCTCGTCGCCGGCATGGCGCACGGCCAACCGCTGCACCGCCGCGATTTCCTTCCGCAGCAACCGCGCCGCCGACTCGATCACGATGGCATCGGCGCGGGCGTTGCCCTCGTCGGCGGGCGGAGGCGCCTTCTTGAACGGGGGCGGCACCGGACCGGCGTCTGGCGCCGTGGGCTTGCCCGTGATGTTCTGCGGCTCGCGCAGCTCGTCGGCCTTGCCGCCGCGCTTGTTGAGGTTCTCCACCGCCCGCACTTCGTCGACGGTCTTGATGCCCGCGTTGACCGCGGCGACGTGGGCCTGCCACCGCACGGCGATGTCCCCCCGCACGAAGGCTTCCCGCGTGAACTGGGCGTAGAACCGCCGCGGGGCAAGAATCAACTGGTCGCTGATGGCGAACTCGAACAGCGACAGCCACGGACCCATGCTGTAGCCGATGAAGTTCCGGTCGAACTGTTCCGCGTTCCCAAACGACGGATCGTTGTTCTCGAGCATCATCCGCGACACGCCGAGCCACCGGGCCATGTCGTCGATCGAGAACTTCCGCGACAGCAGCATCTGGGCATCTTCGGGAGTGAGCTCGTTCGGCTTCCACGTCGAGCCCTGCTCCAGCACCTTCGGCAGATGCCAGTCGCCCATCGCCGTCGTGAACGATCGCGCCATGCGGGCCGAGGCCGCGTCGTTCAGGAGTCCGGGGTTCTCGATCACGCCGCCGTTCAGCGCGCCCCGGCTGAAGATGGTCGCGGCGTAACTCTCGGTCGCCAGGGCCGTGCCGAGACTGGTGCGCGCCGCCGCCAGAATCCCCTTGCCGATCACGCCATCGTCGGACGCGCCCCGGAGATGGAAGATTTCACTTTGTGTATGCGTCGTCGTCTGTGCGGTCAGTGGATCGCGCACGTCGTACAGGATGCGCCCGCGATATGGCCCCGACGGCACTCGGCGGGGGGTGACCAGTATCGGATGGATGGGTTCAAGTTGGTCAACCGGCCCACGCGCGCCCGGCAGAATCCAGTCGTACGCGTTCCCGTGGTCGATGAGGTGATACATCTTCTGTCGCCGCCACTGGAAGGAGTCCTGTGACTGGTTCGGCTTGTCGTGGAGGATGTCATACAGCGGGTGCGCCCGGGCCACGGTCGCCCCGCCATCGTTCGGCAGGCGCTCATAGACAGGCAGGGGCAACATGGCCAGGACGGTGGCGAGAATGTCGCGGCCTCGATACCAGGCCGAAATCTTCTGCGCGCTGTCCGTGTCGACACGCATGCCCGACGGAGAGGCGGCGCCGACCGGGCTATACCAGAAATCATCGGTTGGGCCGGGCGTGCTGGCGCGCAGACCACTCGGAAATAGACGGCTCAGAAGGCTCACGGTTTACCCCTTCGTAGGTGCGGCATGACAGCGACGGCTATCAGCAGCGACCCGCCCGCGATCCAGGCGGCCGGAACCGACCACAGCGAGAGTCCGTAGGTCACACACGAACCCAGCCAACGCTAACACGTCATCCGCGAACCGTATGACAGAACGCCAGAGGCGCTGGGGGTAATTCATGCGCCGTCCACCACCTTGAGGCGAAGCCCACGATCATATACGAGGATCTTGTGTTCGGGCCAGATTGGTCGGAGTGTGGCCTCGAGGCGGGCGCGGGTCGAGTCGGTGCATAGACCGTCCAGCTCGGCCACAATCACGTCGGTCGGCCGGAGCCGAACCACCGCAACCCGCCCGATCTCTGGTAGTGATTCCAACGCCGCCACCGCCTTGTCGTGTTCCATCGTTTCCAGCCTTTCCATGTGTTACCTCCCCGAGACCAGCCAGCGCAGACGGCCCCAGAATCCTCGCGCCAGAATCAACCGCACCCGCAGGAGGTCGGTGGCCTGGTCGGACATTGCCTCGCGCACCGTCGATCGCGCCACCACCTGCACCGCCCGTCGCACTTGCCGAGCTGTTGCTGTGCCCATCACGCCCCCAGTGTTCTGACCCCACGATCCAGATAGACCGACGGCGCGGCCGCCGGCATCCGCAGCGCCAACGCCATCGCGATCGTGGGCGCGATGACGGGGTCGATCCGACCCCGGGACTTTTTCTTCACGAACATCATATTGTCCTTGCCGTCACGCTGATCGACGCAGTTACTCACCGACCAGGCGGTCACTGGACACCCACGGGCATCCACGGCCGCGCCGAGGATTTCGGCCTGCATCTTGAGACACGCCGACGACATGCCCTGGTAGGTCTGCGGCACGGCCAGGACCTGGTCCTCCGCGAAGCCATCCTCGGCGACGAGCTGCCCGATCAACGTGTCCGCGTGCCAGGGGTCGAATCCAACGCGCTCGATGTCGTACTTCTCGCGCGCGTCCTTCAGCACGGCCCGGATGAGCTGGTGGTCGATCTGTGTCCCGGGCGTGACGGTGAGCCAGCCCTGGCTTACCCAGACGTCGTAGGGCGCGCGGTCACGGTACGCACGATCGAGCAGGGTGTCGGCGGGCGTCCAGATATATTGAATCAACCGCCAACTCGTGCGGTCTGGTGTGGGCGGGAAGACCAGTGAACAGCAGCAGAGGTCAATCTTGCTGGCGAGGTCGATGCCGGCGTAGCACGGTTGATGCTCGAGCTCGGCGACCCAGGCGTCCTTGGTGAGCCGGGTGGGGTTCTGGCCCTTGCGCCACCCGTCGACACTCAGACAGGGGTTTGACGCCGACACCCAGAGGTTAAGACGCTTCTGTTTGAACGTCGCCGACGCCGACGGCATGTTCTTCGCCTTCCGAGCAAGGTTCCGCATGTCGTCGGGTTTCACCGACACGTCCCAGTTGGGATTCGCCTTGCGCCAGGTGGACTCGGCGAGCCAGTCATCCTCGAGATCCGCGTGGGCGATGAAGGCGAAGAAGCTCTCGTCGGCCAGGACGCCGTCCAGAATCTTGCACGCATAGTCATGCTGGTCGCCGCCCGGACTCACAGGATCGTCGCCGGCGGTCGTGATTTGGAACGTCAGCGGCTGCCGCCTCGCGCCCGTCGCGGTCTCCATGACGTCGATGAGCCCGCGGGTCTTGTGGGCGTGGAATTCGTCGACGACGACGAGGTTCGGATTCAGGCCGTCCGTGCTGTCGTGGTCCGCGCCGAGCGGCTCGAGCTTCGACGCCGTCGCGTCGATGTGGAGATTGGCCACCTGGACCGCGATCTTCGACCGGAGTCCGCTCGACCCGACCAACGCCACCGCATCGTTGAAGACGATCTTCGCCTGGTCGCGTTTGGTGGCGATGGTGTAGCCGTTCCCGCCAGGCTCGCCATCGAAGAACGTGACGTAGAGCGCGACCACGGCGGCCTCGAGTGACTTCCCGTTCTTCCGCGGGATCTCGTTGTAGGCTGTGCGAAACCGTCGGAGTCCGGTCTCCACGTGTGTCCAGCCGAAAATCGAGCCCAGCCGAAAGCGCTGCTGCGGCTGCAGCTCGAGAAACTGTCCAGCCCACTCGCCCTTGTAGTGCTTCAACTTCGACGCGAACCGGAAGAACCGCTCGGCGCGCGCCAGGTCGAAGCGGTAGGGGAAGTCAGCCTGGCCCTCCCGGGCCCGGTCCCGCAGATGGCGCGCCGCGGCGGCCCGGTGATATTTGCCGGCTGGCACCGTGCCGGCGACAACGGCCTGGGCGTAGGCGTCGATGGGGTTCGGGACGGGTGGGGTCACGCGTGCGCCTCAAACTCCGCGAAGGAATCGACGGCCTTGGTCGGGGCGGCAATCGGCTTGCCCATCGGCGCCAGGGCGAACTCCTTGTGGCCGTTGTCGACGCGGCGATGCCAGTTGTTGAGGTCGGTGATGAGCGGGTGCTTCTTGAGCACGCGGCCGCTCTCCGTCTCCTGCCAGAAGGTCAGACCCTCGGCGGCGATCGACTGGAGGATGCGGTTGTAGACGACCCGTGGTTCGCACACGAGCTGCACGAACGACCGGGCGGTCTGCGGTGTCAACGTGCCCGCGCGGATGGCATCGGCGGCGTGGAGTTCCCAGATGGCCCGTTCGGGTTCGGCCGTGTCGGCGGGACACTCCACCGGGATGGGTGTCGCGGGTGCCTCGGGCGCCTGGCCGGCGCGCTGCCGTGACCCGTGCTGGAACGCCAGGACGTTGTCCTTACGCTTCCGACCAGCCCCAAGTCGGCGTCCTCCACTGCCCCGCCCGCCCATCAGTTCACCCCCGTCATGATTGGGTTATTTGAATGTTTTGAATACGACCACACGCGAGCAAGGG